CCTCTTTATATAATTCTATCATTGCTTTTTTAGTCATATCTGCAGCTGATCCTTGAATTAATTTATTTAAAGCTTTGTAAGTATATGCTCTTCTAATCCCTGGTCCATGTTCTAATAACGCATCATCGTGTGCCATTGCTTTATGCATGCCAAACATATTTGGCTCCCATAAATGAAACCTACATAACCTTCCAAGTAAAGTTCTTATCTGACCACGTTGTTGTGCTCTTTGCATTACGTTATCCATCAACTGTTTAACAAAGGGAACTCGATCATGGTATTGTTTAAATAGACCATCGGATGTTTCTTTATCTACCCCTAGTTCAGCCTGTAATTTATTTTTACCCATACCATAGAATAATCCTAAGTTAATTGTTTTAGCTTGAGACCTTGGTATGTTAGCCATATCAGCAACGATTGTATGAAAGTCTGTATTTGGGTCGTTATTATAGGAATCTAATACATCATCAACGCCATATAAATTCTGTAATCCTGCATAATGTACCACCAGCCTAGGCTCTTGCTGAGAATAGTCAAATACACCCCATGTATGGCCCTTCTCGGGTATAAATAACGACCTAATCATTGGTCCAAGTTCCTTGTTTCTTGCAGGAATTTGTTGAAGATTAGGGTTAGAATATGAAAATCTACCCGTAACAGTTCCACCATTATCCCCACGTAATTGGTTTATTTCTGCATGTATTCTACCTTTATGAGAATGTTTTAGTATAGTATCTATAAAAGTTGTGTGAGCTTTATTAGTTTCTCTAGCCTGTGCAATCTTTTGAACCACGGGATGTGGGTGATTTTGTAAAAAATTCTTAGTAAAAGAAGGAGCAGATGTTTTCTCAGTTACGTCATAAGGCAATTTTAGTTTTTCAAAAACTTTGGCAATCGATCTTGCAGCCCATATCTGAGGTTCTATTCCTGTTTCTTTTTTCACTGCTAATAGTGCTGCTTGTTCTCTTGCAACTAATTTTTTCTTTAGTTGATTGGCTTCTTCCACATCTACACGAACTCCTAAGAACCTCATATCAACGAGGCAAGGAAATAGTTCTGTTTCCATATCGAAAATAGATTGGATATCTTGATTAGTTATTTCTGTTTTTAAATACTGCCATAATTGTAGTGTAATGGCTGCATCTTTTTCTGCATATTGACCTACATACATTGCAGGTAATTTATACATCTCACCTTTAGGATCTATACCCCATTCTTTTGCTGCTGCGTATAATGCTGCTTCATCTTTTCCTGTACCAACATATCTTTTAGCACAAGTATTTAGATCAAAACGAAATTGATTTTCATCACATAAAGCAGATGCAATCATGGTATCTATAATAGTGCCATTAATTTTTAGACCCATAGATCTAATCCAACATACATCATACATTGCATTGTGAAATATTTTACTAGCATTAGTATTTAAAACATCTTGAAACCATTTAAGGACCATAGATTTATCCATGTTGCCACCACCGCCATGAGCGATAGGATAATATCCACACCAACCTTCAACAGCAACTGCTATACCAACAACTTCTCCTTTACCAATGATTGCTCCAGATCCCATCTTGGTTAGTTCGGGATCTTTGGTTTCTAAGTCAATTGATATTTCACTATGATCAGATAGATCTGGAAACTCTTCTGGTGGTAGCCATTCTGTTTGTGGTTTAAATATTATTTTCTGCATTTTTATTTATCCTTTTTACATTTGTTAATTGTTCCATATCCTGAAAAGGAACCATGGTAATTTTATCTTGTCTACCTTCACGTTGATAGATTTGATAAACTCCTTTTCCTTTTTCAAAATTTTTTTCTTTAAGTTTAGATTCAACATGTTCTAGTAGTTCTTGTCTTTGAACCAGTAGCCAATGGTCAGCTCTTTCAAATACTATGTAGTCTGCTTTGCCTTTTACCCAACCAGGTTTACCTCTAACATTAGTTCCTTCAACCCAAGCAATATCATCTTGTTTTTTATTATCCCAACGATTTACCTTCTTCATACCTTTGACATCAAACTTTAAAAGTTCATTATCTAAAGTACCTTTTACATCCCAATGCTCTTGCATATCTTGATAGTCGTTTGCCCATATAGGATCTTTTAGATTCTTTGCAAAGTTTTGTTCTATTATTTTTGCTCTTGCTCTATATTCTTGCCAACTCATTATTGCTCCTTTTTATTGTAGTAACAAATCATTCTTAAACTTCCTTCATATTTTTTTAGTCTTCTTTTCATCTTTTGATTTTCGTCATATATTTTATTATATCTTTCAGTTAATCTTTTAATCTGTGGCTCATATTTTTTTCTGTAATGTAACTCCCAATTTTTTGCTATACTCATTTGTCATCTTTTAATTTTAGTATTTCTAAATCACAGTAATGTTTTATTTTCTCAAGGTCTTGTATCCCTGCTTTGTTTTTATATCTGCAAACATATTTAATTACGTTGCCTTGAAAGAATGAAAGATCATTCTTTGATATAAATTCATAAGGTTGAATCTTAAATTTTTTATAATGAGATCCTCCAATTTGTTTATCTTGTGGGAACGCCTCATCTAATACGCCTTTACTTGTCATATAATTTCCTCCATTGGGTAACATTTACTATCGTCTTTTGGTCTTATGATATGTAAGTGTTCCTTTGTTCTAGTTGCACCTACGTAAAATAATCTTGTTTCATCATCTTGATTCTTGTCGTATGATTTTTTAGTATTGTATGTAAGGTCAGTAAGTAAGACTACGTTGTCTTCTTCTCCACCTTTAGCACTATGAATGGTTGATAGTTTGATCCGTGGTTCTTGGTTCAACATCTCTCCATTACGTTTCATACGTCTTATATAAGTAATTCTTTTCTCTCCAGCTTGATCGAAAGCTTCATACCAAATCTCATTAGTTTGAAGTCCATAGTCATTATGTAATTGGTCATAACTATACAATCCATTCTTCACCATTGATTTTAATTTATCCTTGTTCCATTTTTCTTTGCTGATGTACTTTGAAATATTTTCTATTTGTTTTGAATCAAGCATCTGTCCTTTAATTAAATACTCCCAATTAGTTGCAGAGATTTGAATATCTTTTTCATAAAGTTTTTTAAATCTATTCTCATAATAAAACCCTTTGTCTCTTAATGTTTCTTCTAGTGCATCCAACATTGATCGTGTTCTAGTTAACACTAACCATTTACCTGTTGACATATCTACATCTTCAAAGTGATCGTAAGAACTTAGCTTTCCTTCGTGTTGTTTAGGGTTCCAACTCTTCTCTACTCTATTATTAACTCTACCAATAATTGAGTTTGCTAGTTCATGTATCTTTCTTGGAACTCTTCTAGATTCTTTGAGTTCAATAATCTTTCCTTTTTGTGCAATGAATGAATCAACATCTGCACCAGCCCATCTAAATACAGCCTGGTCATCATCCCCTGCAATAAAAGAATCAACTGTTTTATCAGTGATATGTTTAACCATATCCCATTGCATTAAAGATAGATCTTGTGCTTCATCAATAAATACTACATCAAAGTTTGGTGATTTTTCTTCTTTGATAAAATTTAAAATCATATCGTTGTAGTCAATAAGATTATAATCTTTTTTATATTGTACTAGTTGTTTACTTAAATGAATTAGAGTTGAGTATTCAACATCTTGATTATGTTCTTTTAAATTATACTGTTCATCTATGGTAATGTTTCTAAGTTTAGCTAGATTAATTATTCTAAGATAATCACTTTTAGTAGAGAATAATCCAGTCTCTTCTTCATCATAATCATTGTAGTCTAGAAACAAATGTTCTTTTCTTCCCAAATCTTCGTAATGTCTTTTCTGCATTACTTGATTTTTTTTCAAGCCTAGTGATTTAAAAGCTAATGAATGTAGTGTTCTAAAATATGGAAGATCATCTTCTTCTAAATTAAATTTTTTCATTGCTCTTTCTTTAGCTTCATTCGCAGCTTTCTTTGTAAAAGCAAAGTAACCAATTCGATCTGGGTTTGTTGTCTTTAGATATTCATCTACCTTTTCTAACAATGTATGTGTCTTTCCTGTACCTGGTGGGCCGAATACAATTGTCTTCATTAATAAGGATCCTTTTCTTTTAAGGTCTTAGGTGTATGAGTTTTATCTGGTTTCTCAAATGCATCTACTACCATAATTGTTGGTCTCTTCTTACCAATTACAATTCGATCATCACTACACTCGCAATATTCTTTTAGCATTTGTTGTGTAACTTGTGGTTTCTCTGGCCATTTTTTTCTAAGCAAATGTCCATGATAAAATTTATGAAATATAAATTTATGTTTACCCTCTTCCGTGTAGACGTTTCCATTTAGAATATCTTTCTTAGTAGTTTCTGCTGCAGTTCTATTAGTACAAAACTCTTCTAAATGTTCTTTTAACTGATCTATCATTGAAGAACCTACTGGCGCTTTGATTAATTCAATACCTTGAAGTAACATATCAGTATACTTTTCAAATTCTTTGACCGTGATCCGTGGTGGTTTCTTATTGATTTGTTTTACAACAGTTCTTCTAAATAATCTTTGTTCCATTAAACAATCGATGTTGTCTAGCTTTACTCTATCGCCATCTACATTGACCCAATAATAAGGTTCATCTAGTTCTACTTTTTGTAGATCAGATAGTATCGGAAACACTGCGTCTCCACCAATACCATATTTTCTTGTTCTACATAATTTTTTATCACAGTGATTACACATTGGATCTTCATTACATTTAAAACCTAAATCTTTACCGTCGTTAAATTTTATTTTACCTTGAACGATTCTATCTTCTAAAGGTCCTGAAGGATGTTTCTCAAAGTATTTATAATTGAATGCATTGATCTTTGCTTGCCAACTATCTGGCCATTTTCTTTTTGCATACTGAATGTATTGATAGATAATTCTATCTCTACCATCTTTGATTTCTGTTTGTGTTAATGATTCTAAACAAGGTGGACCATCACTAAATTCTGAGTCAGGTCTTTTGATTGTTAATACTTCTAATTGTTCTGGAGTAAGTTTATATAAATCATGTAGTAAATAAAAACGTTCCAGATTAACAGCTTCACCTTGATCATTGAAGCAATATCTTGTTGTTTTATCACCATTAAAGTATGGTAAATTTAGAAAGTTTCCTGTATCATCTTTGGATTTTAATTCTATTTGTTTTGGAAATACTTCTGATCCACCATAACCTAACACTGCACTGACCGATACTAACTTGTCTCTCATTAGTTTCGCTTCAACAGGAACTGTTGTGAAACAAAATACGTGTGCGCCTCCACTCTTAGATCTAAATACTAAAAGAGGTAAGTCTAAACTTTTTATTTTATCTATTAATTTTTTGTGATCAAAACCTGCATAAGAATCGATATCAACACAACCCCATTTACAAGTATTATCTTCATTAATCGGTATGATACCTAGACTAGGTTCTGCACCGTTTAAATGGTCTTGCCACATACTATCTGTGACCATACCTCTTTGTACGAAAGATTTACCTTTGATCTTTTGACCGTCGGCACCTTTCTTATCTACGTATGTCATACCATACGCACGTTCTAAGCCTGAGAATATCTCTTTAAACTTTTCCATAATTATATCATTAAGCGGGCGTCTCCACTCTCGCTTTAACGCCCACTACCTAGGATACTATTTAGTATGGTGACTTTTCTGTTGTCTCAGTTTCAGAGTCGTGTTTAATTTCAACCTCACCTTTACCAACTTTTTCAGCAAAGTCTTTGGCGATATTATAAACACTAGCGTCTGATACAGGTCCAACTTTAGTTACATCCCAACCAAACCATGTTCCTTTATCATTAGTCATTTGAACTGACTTTAGATTATAAACGTGGCTAAATGTTGGTGGAGTAAATAAACCGTTTTTACCCTGCATCTTTATAGACATCATCATAGAGTTCCAAGTTCTACTTACTTTCAACTGTGTTCTTGTCATAGACAATAACGCAGTAGATGGTACTGATCCTAAAGTCACAATAAAATGATTTGCTGTGTTCTCAAGATAGTTACCATTAGGTAGCCTGTCTCTATTCATCTGGTCTCTTGTAGATGTTTTAACAATAGGATCGTCTATTGAATACATCTTTACAAGACCACCGCCTTCTCCTCTATCTTTCCACTCAAGAAATTTTCTATTGTAGAAAGCAGGGATTACATTAACGCCTTTTTCACCATTGAATAATTCTTTAGTGACAGAGTTCAATATCATCCCAGGTTCTGCGCCTTCAACGTATTTACCATCTCTCTTATTTATCTCTGGAGATAACTGTCCTAAGACTTTAAGAAAGGGTAAGGCAACATCGTCCTGACCAATATTCTGTGCTCCTGCGTTAGCATCAGCTTCAAACATATTTGTAGCCAATGCACCTTCTTCTTTTTTCGTAAGGTTTGTTTCTTTTGTCATGATTATTTTTTCCTTTTGATTGTAGTTTTATTTCCAACAAATATGCTGAAAATCTCCGTAGGCATTTCTTGACCTGCCTCAATACGCTGACGGACCAACGCTTTTAGAGTCATGGGTTCAACCTTTAATTTCTGCGCAGGTTGAAGACCCTGACTCTTTGCAAGTTCAGCA